TGCCGGCCTGGTACGCGAGGCCGATCTGAAATGCGGTCCCGACGTCTGCGTGGGGTCCTCTAAACGGCCCGATATCAGCAATGACCGCGTTGGCCTGTCTGATAGCTTCGCGGGTCGCAACAAATATCATCTGCGAATTCATCGTATCCCGATCGTCCCCCGCCCAAACCCCCTCAAAGCCGCATCTCCGACAAAACGCTTTCAAGTGGACGCTGATCGCCTGCGCGACCGGGTGAAGCACCGCGGGTCCGGTGAGATAGAGCTTCCTCATCGCCACGTTCCTTTGTTGATATCGCCGAGCCCATCGAATCCAAATGGATCACGCTCGGCGCGCTCTTCAACAACAGCGGCGGTCGGCAACGAGGGCACCCGTGATAGCGGATTGAACAGATCGGGTGTTTGGAGATCTTGCGGCACACCGCGTTGCGCGGCGATCTTCATCCAATCGTCCGATGTAAGGCCGACGAAGTAGGAATTCGCCAGCGCCAAGTTGCCTATTCGCGCGTCGAGGAAATGATTCTCACGATGAGCTCGTGGCTTCCAGACCTTGCGCGAGCGCCCCCGATATATTTCATCTTCCAAAAACTCGGATGTGATCTGTTTGAAGTAGCCTTCATCGAGGAAGCGACCGAAGTGGCAATAGCCTGGCGGGTAGATCAGCGTTGAGCCCTGCACGATCGGCGTCAAGGCAACGTAGGTGTAGAACTTCGATTTCAGCGGCCAGGTGCCGATCGCGCGCAGCTTCGCACCACCTCTGATCTTGCGGCCGCGATAATCGATGTCCTGATCGGTCGCCAGGCCGAGCGGGACCTTGGCCCAGCCGTCGACGCCCTTCGTCGCCTTCGCGCCTGGATGGCGGCGCGTCCACTCATAGATCACGTCGGTGCGATAACCCGAATCGACGCCGATCTCCTCGAGCTGCCAGTCATTGCCGTAGGCGTCCGGCCAGCGGCGCTGGTAGAGCTTGGTGAGTTCGGCAAAGGCGCCCGCGTCGACCTCGGTCGTCGCGCCGTCGAGATAGTCGGCGAAGATCGTCCAGCTCTGTTGATCGGGCGCCCAGGCGACCACCTCGACGTAAATGCCGCGCATCTGCACGTCGGCGAAGGCCGTAACGAGGAGCGCACCAGGCGGAATGCGACCTTCCGGATAATCTTCCCGCCGCTGCATCAGCAGCTCGTGGTCCGGAGCCTCGCCGGCCATGTCGTAAGGCAGCCCGAGAAACAGGTTCCAGAAAGCTTTCAGCTTGGCCGGATCGTCGCCGGCGTCGACGAATTCCTTGGCGATCGCGTCCCACGGCACGAAGGGCGAGGCGAGCGCGTCGAAGTGATACGTGGGGAAGCGGCCAGGGCCGGACTTGGTCGCGATCCACTGGCCGGTGCGATAGAGCTCGAGCTTTTGCCAAGCCTCGATCACGCCGCCACAACATGGCGCGACGTAGTGTGCCTGGTGCGGGAAAGTCTTTTTGAACTTGAGGCCGTGCGACGACGGATCGAACGGTGCGCTCCACTCGAAGACAAAACGCGTGCTGCAATGTGGGCAAGGCACATGCCAGCGGCGCTGATCGCCGCGCTCGTAGATCTCCTCGATCTTCGATGCGCCTTTGACCGTCGGCGTCGAGACATAAGCGCGCTTCCAGGTACCGGAGGCGAGAAAAGACATTTGCCGGCCGGCGATCAGCTTGAGCGGGTCGCCCTGACTCTCGTCGTCCTGAAACTCGTCAATCTCATCGCAATATGCCTTTTTGATTGTTTTGAGCCGGAGCTGCGCCGGCGATGACGCAAGCGCCAGGTTAAGCGCCCCGCCCGGAAATTTCTTTTCGTAAGTAGTCGAGCCAGCCGAGGAGCGCGAGGTTTGCGGATAGACCTTGCGCGCGAGCGCGGGCGTTTTTTCCAGAAGGCGGACAAGTTTGGTGGAGTTGAAGTCGCTCAAAGCGGCGTCGGTCGGCTGAATCACCATCATGTCGCACGGATCTCGGTCGATTAGATGACCGACCGAACACAATAGCATGGTGGTGAAGGCGGACTGCGCGCACTTCATCACGCCGATTTCGTTGATTGGCGAATCCGGGCCGAGCAGGTCGAGCGGCTCGACGATGTGCGGCGTGCGCGTGAGGTCGATTTTTTGTCCAGCATATTCGCCGTCCGGCAGCACCACGTTATCGGCCGCCCATTGCGACGGCGCGATCGGCGCGGCCGGCTCGAGCAGCATGGCCAGGCGGCCGGCGACGATCGACAGGAACGAATTTTTGAGCATGACTTTCACGACACGGCACCGTCGTCCGGTGTCTCAATCTCGACTTCCACGCCATCGGCGGCGGAAGTTTTGCCCTTGAGATCGAGGCGGCGCAGCGCTTGTGCCATTGCCTTCAAAAGAGCGTGGGCCACCTCGCGCAGCATCACGCGCACGCCGGCAGCGCCATCGCGAACTGCCACCGCGGCGAGCTCGTCGGCTCGCGTTGGCAATTGCCGGATCGGTTGCGCCAGTTCCTCGGCGATCTCGGCAATGACTGTCTCGACCTGGCCGATAGCGACAAGCTGCCCCGTGCGCTCGCCATATTCGAGCGCCTTCATTCCGGCCTCGTAATGGACCTTGCGGCGCTGCGCGTCCGCATAGCGCGGATCGGCCGTCGCCGCGCCGCCTGGCGCGTCATCGTCCGCGGCGTCGTTTCGGTTGGCTCGCGCCGTGGCCGCTGCTTGCTCTTTCGCCAGGTCTGTCGTCTCGCCGACCGCCCGATCGAACTGCGCCAGGTTGATGAGCTTTGCTCGGTTCGGACCGTCCCGCGGTTCGATCTTGCCCAGGTCCTCGAGGGCCGCCACGCGGCGGCTGATCCACGACTTGTCGACGCCCTTCAGGCGCGCCAGCTCGGAAATGCCGAGCCAGATTTCGTCCGGCGAGCCGTTTAGAGCAGTGGTGTCGGTCGTGTCAGGCATCGTTAGTTCCGGGGAATGTCCAGTGTTGTCAGTGACTTGTTGCTGGTGTTGATCCAATTATGCATCTGTTTAGCTGGCGCTTTTTCGGGTGCTGCGCTGCCGCTCCCGGAGGCTGCCAGGAAGGACCCGCTCGCGGCAGCACATCGCCGGCGGAGTGCCGCGAGGTTCCGCGCCGCGGAAAAGCCGGTTCGCCTGCGGGACCGGCTGGTCTTCATGGCTTCTGCTCATCGGCTTGGCACACTGCCTCGCAAGATCGCGTTGATCTCATACTCGACACGACGCGGCAGTTCGGCGCGTACAGTGTTCTCAAAAGCTTCCTTCGATTGCTCCTTCACCATTTCCTTCGGGATCGCCGGCCCCCAAAGTTTGAGGATCGGCAGCCGGCCCACCAGCCCGGATGGGCCGCCCCCTGGAGCTCGCCGGAATACGTGGCCGCCAAGCGAGGCGACGATAAACGCATGACGGAAAACGCGCCGCTTTCCCCAAGGGGCAGCCGAGACGCCCTTGCCTGTCTGCCGCGCCCCGAATTCCTTGAGCGACATGAAGCCGCCGGCGGCGGTGATCCGATAGACGGGCGTTGCCGCGCTCGCTCGATGTGTCTTCAACACTTTACGAACCGCGCTATATTTGGCCCCTGTTTGCTCGACCAGCGCGCGAGCAACTTCCGTGCGCGCCTTGTCGCCGGTGTGATTGATCGCTCGGCTTAGGGCCGGTTTGATGTTCTTGCCGATCGAACGAAAGCCGGCGGCCAGCTTTTCAAAGCCCTTGGTATCGATCTGAATAGTGAGAATTCGTTCGCTCATGTCGTCGCTCCTATCGTGCCTCTGCCCCAACTGCCCCAACTTGATTTGAATAAAAAATAGAGTTGGGGCGCATATTTCCGCCGATATTCATTGCACTTGCCCCAAGTGCCCCAAGTGCCCCAACTCGTTCCAGTTTTGGAAGGCCGCCACGGCTCGCATGAAGGCGCAAAAGTTGGGGCACTTGGGGCACATGGGGCGAACCATTGATTTACCTCATCCGTCGCACGCCCCAACTCTCGGAACGACTTGGGGCAGTTGAGGCGCGTGTTTTGCAAAAGAGGAAATTTCATGCCACGAATTCATCGTTTTCCCCTGCGGTTGTTTCGTCGTCGCTTGCCGCCCCTTCATTCGGCCATGCGACCTGTTGGCCTATTGCGCGCTCAAAACTCTCTCGCGCCTCAAGAAGCGATGGCAGCAAATAGCACCAGGATCGTTTGATCACGCTCCCGTGCGCATCCTCGACGGTAGCCATTCGCTTCGCTCGCCCAAGATTCGGAACGAGCTTTCCGAGGGCGAAACCGAAGGCGATCTGCTCACTTTTCCGCCGTATGCCGATCTTTTCAGCGACGGCGACGTAATCGTCGAACAGCGCCTCGCAAGGCACCGCGCGCTCCCATTCGGAGCCGTGGCGCGACGTGCTGCCGGACGTGAGGCGTTCGAACCACCAGGAGTCAACCGAATTCAATGACCTGATTTTTTGTTCGAGCAGGGCATCGGTGCGCGGTGCATTGCGAAGATCAATGCTGTTTAGATTAAAGGCGAGAAGATCGCCGAGCAGGTGTGCGAGCCCGCCGGCCGCCATCTCGGCGTCCATCTCAGCGAAGTATTCATGCTTTTGGATGCAGCGCGGATCGACATCGAGCACGGCGAAGCGCCTCTCGTTTTTTCCGGCTGGCACGAGCCAAGAGTCATTGGAGGTCATGATCAGGCGCACATAATTCACAAGCGGTTCGGGATCGATGCCCTTGGCTTCGATGAATTGCGTGGGCGCGGTGATAAGCCCCTTCAATCGTCCTTCTGCCGCCTTGTCACCCGCCCACACTGCTTCGTCGGCCTGCAGGATCAAGCAGCTCGCCATGTGAGCATTGAATTGGCCGGTCACGTAGCGCGCTTGGTCGACCAATCGCCAATGGCGCGGAAAGAGTGACCCGAAAATCTCGCCGACCTTTGTTTTACCGACGCCCTGGTCGCCGCGCAGCACAAGCGCAATGCCTAGTCGCTCGCGCGGCCGCTGAACTATGTGCGCGAAGAAGCCGAACACCCACCGGAAATGCTTTTCATCGCCGCGACAGATATTGACAAGCAAGTGGTCGCGGAAGGTTTTGTATTTCGTCGAATCGGGCCTCGGCGCCGGCTCGACGGTAAATCCGGACCACAAGTTGAAATAGCCGGGCGTCCCAGGAGCGTTTCCGGGATCGGGAAAGAATTCGATGCCCTGGTATTGCCGACGATCGAGCGCGTCGAGCCAAGCATTCGCCCAGGTGACGCGTTTGATTTTGCCATCGAGCGCTCTCACTTCGGTAAAGCGATTGCGAAACCACGTCTTGAAACCGTCGACAGTGAGCATGCGAACTTGATGCTCTGCCAGCCGGGCGTGCGGCTGCTCGTGGAAAACGACCGTTTTGCCCCCGACTATCACGGTCGCATATTCCTTGTTGAGCGCGTCGACGCTGTAGCCATGTGACCGCGGGCCGTCGTCACCACTTCCCGGCTCTCCACCAGGATCGCCCGGCGGCGGTTTGCCGCCGGCAACGTCGGAGGAAGCCTTCGTGTCCTTTCGTCTGCGGCGCTTCGGGCCTGGCGCGGGCTGCGGAGCTCGCTCAAGCGTCTCGGACGAGAACCGCGGATGATCCCCATCGACCACGATCGGGCTCGCCAGCGCAGCCGCCAGGCACGCCTGCACGGCGTCTTCCCCGTGAGCGACGACCAGGCCAGCGGCTTCCGCTGTCGCCCAAAGACGATCGACTGCTTCGACCTCCGGGAACTCGATCGGATCGATAAGCCCTGCGACGTAGCGGGCGCTGGTCGCCAGCGCGCCAAACTTCTCAGAGGGCGCGGCAACGCCGATCGCGTTAGCGTACTGCCGGTACTTTTCCGCGAGGCCGGGCGACAAGACGAAATCGCGACGCCCGCAACCGCGCGGCGGCAATGTCGGACCTGCAGCATCAACCGCGGCAACAATTCTCTGCCAACCCGGCGCGGGCGGCGGCTCAACGGCGCGTGAAGGTTCAGCGCTTGGTTCATCGCGAGGTGGCACCTAATCATCCCGTTGGTGGTCTCTGGGCGCTGGTAATCTCGGCGAGAAACTGCAGCCGCACGTTTTCCTCCGCGCACCGCCAGGCGGTGCGCAGCGCTCCAAGCTCCAGCGCGCGTTTCTTTGCTTGCGTTGTGCCGGCAACGATGCGCTCACGCACCCCCGGCGCCTTCATTTTCTGTCGCGTCAGTTCGCTCTGCGCCACACGGGCAGCAGGCGTCCACTGCGCCCGCGCACGAGCACGCGCCGCCTCGCGAAATACCTCGGTCTTGCGGCCGTCGATCTGCGCGTTCCTCGCAGCATCCACATGTGCAAATTTTGCCGCCGCATCTCTAATCCCGCATTCTGCGGGATTTTCCGACGACCGAGCGATGAGAAGAGTGGTGTTCACGGACCCGGCACGGCCTCCGGCATCGACAGCCCGGTCGATCCAGCGGTCCCGACCGAACCGCCGAATACGTTGATCTCGTTTCGGATCGCCGAGATGATGCGGCTGACAAAGCTGTCGGACGGCTCGACCTGCACGTTCACATTCAGATCCGCGCTGCCCTCGACCTTGGCGACAGCCTGCGCCGCACCGGTCGCGGAACGAACATCCTCAATGCCAAAATGCGGCGGCGTGGTGCGGCCGAGCCCCGCCAGCGAGGACGCCTCTTCTCCCCAGCTTGGTACGCCGCCTTTGGCAAACTCCGGCACATCGCCACCGAGCATTAGCGGCATGGTAGCCGCGCCCCAGGGCCCCAAGGCCGCCCCAGCGGCTTTGAACGGTAGCAGCGCCATCGCGGACGAACGCGCCAAACCGGCGACGACCTCCCATGCGCTCAGCGCGGCGAGCGTTGCGGCGCCAGCATCAACGGCCATCGTGCCCTGATTGGTTAAACTATTCAGCCATTTCGTCGTCGCGTTGGCTGCCGGGGTGACAGCCGGCGCAAGGTTCTCCCCGCTCCTCGCCTTCAAGGCTTCGATAGCGGCCCAGAGCCTTCGATCGGCGCCTCCGGCGCCGCCTTCCATCTTAGCGGCGGCCACCGCCGCGAGGCCCTCGGGTATATGCTCAAACTGCGCCTTGACCTCTTCGTATGCCTTTTGATCGGTGAGAAATGGCAATGCCCGCGCGGCGCGGCGCGTTCCCAACAGCGGCTCGATCTGGCCCAGCGTTGGGTGCGCGGCTTGGATTGCCTCGATGAGCCCGGTGACATCGACCTTGGCGATATTCTCCGCGTAGTATTCCTTGGCGTCCTTGGCGAGTTGTTTGATCTTTCCTGGTATGAGTTCGCCTTTCTTGTCTTTAAAGGACTCGCCGGCGGCGCCGACTACCATATCGACGAAGTCCTGCTCGCTTTGCACTTTGGCGAGCAGCGCAGCCAGCACGCCAGGTTTTCTTTCCGTCACTTTCATCTCATGACGGTGCATGAAGGCCTTGAAAGAATCCGGCGTCAGCGTGCCTTCGGTAGTGAACTTTTTGTAGTCGATGCCCATAGCGCCAAGCGCCTCGATGCCTTCCTTGCCCGGCGCCTGCAGCTTGGTCAGAAACATGCGCAAAATCTCGCCCGGATCGGCACCCGTGCGGCTTACCATGGTCATCATCGCATCGAACGCAGCCGCCGATAATCCGGTCGCCGCCACCGTCGGCCCGGTCGCCGCATAGGCCGCGGCAATCGCCTCCTCGCTCATGCCGCTGAGCTGATGCAGCTTGACCATTTGGTCTTTGAGGCGCTCGAACGCCGCCGGGCTTTCCTGACCGACTTCCTTCAATCCCTCGGCTGCTTCCAACGCATGCTTAGTCACTTGCGCCAGATCGCTGGTATCCATGGCCACGGCATAATCCGCGGCGCCTTCGACGATGCGCACCGCATCAGCGACGGCGAGGCCAGCCTGCTGAACTGCCAATTGCGCCTTGCCGACATCCTCCATGGTGAAGCGGGTGCCGCGGCCCAGTCGCTCCTGCTGTTCGATAAACGCCGGCGGCGCCGCGGCGGCGCCGGCGGTTGCCGCCTGCATCCGTCTGATATCATCGAGTTTCGCAAAGGCGAGGTAGCTTTCCTTGCCGAGCTGCTCGATCTTGTGCAAAACGAAGCCGCTCGCCAACGTGGCGACGAGCCGGTTTATTGACTCATGCACCTTGTCGGTCGCGGCACCGACATTGTTCATCGCTTGAACCCCGGCGCCCCCGAACTTGCGCGCTCCTCCTTCGACGGCGCCGAGCACGCCGCTGAGCTTGTTGAACTTGGCGGCGACGTTGTCGAGGATCGGACCGGTGGCGTCGACTGCGGTTATTCTGGCTTCGGCCTCGATGATTTTCGCCATGATTGATTATCCCTTCGGATTTTTCTCGACGAGGAATGGGAGGGGCGTCTTCAAGGCGGCGGCCATTCCGCCGGCGATGAGGCCCGCGAGAGCGTCCTGCAGCCGCCGTAGGTCGATCGGGTCGAGCGTTTCGGCGAACGCCGCCGGCGCGACGATGGATTTTTCGATATATTCATGAAGGTCCGCGATGTTTTCGGTGAGCAAATTGAAGAAAGCCGCGTCGTCATAAAATTCGCGCCGTTTGACGGCGAGGCCGATCCCGACGAGCTCCTGCAGCGTCGGCGATCGCAGCGTAACGCTAGTAATCTGCTCGCCGTCGAGCCCGGCGATCGGCTTGGTCAACTCGATGGTGATGGT